AACTAAAAAACGATATTGAAAAATTAATAGATAGCAAAGATAGACAATTGCAAACTAAGCGAAAAATGCTTTTTGATATAGAAAGGGACAATTGCTTAACGATTGCCGCAGCACTTAGGAGTATACCAAAGAAGGCTGAGAACAAAAAGAATGCATTGCTTAAAGCTCTAGGCGGTGATTAAATGATTCAAGAAAGCAGAGCTTACAAGTATTGTGAATGGGCGTTGAGAGAGGGGAACAATTTAGTTCCTGTGTATGTTAAAAAACAATGTCAATCGTGGAAGGACATAGCTGACGGGAAAGACCCAGAGGCCTACATAGACGAAAAAACATACGAAAAGATAATTAACATACTTAAACTAATGATACACCCGGACTTAAAACGACCTCTTGATGAATCACTTGAAGATTATGCAATACTCTTTATAACTGCGATTTTTTGCACGAAGTATTTTGATCCAGATGACCAGATAGAGGTTAGATTTTATGAGACGGCTATCCTGAAGATAGCCAGAAAAAACTTCAAAACGTTTGTGTCTGGTGTAATTTTCATTTTGTTGATGCTTACAGAACCTAGATTTTCTAGGTTTTTTTCTGTTGCTCCGGACTTAAAATTATCAAAAGAGTTACAGATAGCAATTCAAAAAATAATTAAATCAAGCCCATTATTGAGTGATGAAGAGGACCCGGTATTTAAAACATTAAGATCAGAAATCAGGTGCCTATTAACAGAAAGTGAATATACTCCATTAGCATACTCGGAAGATAAAATGGATGGGAAATTGCCAACAGCATTCTTAGCCGACGAAGCAGGAGCTATGGATAGTTATCCGGTTGAAGCAATGCGATCAGGACAGATAACGTTGCAAAATGCTCTAGGTATAATAATTAGTACAGAATATCCAAATGACAACAATGTAATGATAGATGAAGTTGACAAGGCAAAAAAGGTACTTGATGGATTGAGAGAAAACCGGAGAATATTTTCATTGATTTATGAGCCAGATGATTATCTTTTGACCGGAGACCAATGGAAAACCAACGATCTTTGCATATATCAAAGTAATCCGGTTGCAGTCAATATAAAAAGAGTTTTCAAAAAAATATTGGAAAAGCGTGCAGATGCTATCGAATATGAAAATAAGCGAGAGAATTATTTATGTAAGCATAATAACATCAAATATAAGAGCCTTGGTGTTGAAGGATATATTGAAATAACTAAAGTAAGAGAATGCAAAATTAAAGAGAATCTGGAATTTTGGAAAGGAAAACGTGTCTGGTTAGGTTTGGACCTGTCACAAACGGACGACAACACAGCACTTGCAATGATCACAGAACACGAAGGAAAGATCTATGCCAAAGTTTGGGGATTTATTCCTAAAGATAAAAAGGCATTAAAAACCAAAAAAGAGGATGTGAATTACGACAGGTTAATAAGCCAGGGTGTTTGCTTTGAGTGCGGAGATGAAGTAATCGACTATGGATTTGTTGAAACATTCATTATTGGCAACAAAGAAAAAGGTAAACCAAGCCTTGAAGAGAAGTATGGAGTAGAAATACAGCAAATAGGATATGATCGTTACAATGCAATAAGCACTGTACAAAAGTTTGAAGCTGCTGGATATGAATGTGTTGAGATTAAACAGCATTCAAGCGTACTTCATATGCCTACAAAGCTACTCAAAGAGTGTATTTTAAATAAGACATTTAGGTATGACGAAAACCTAATGCTAGAGATAAACTTCCAAAATGCACGTTGCACCGAGGACACCAACTTAAATAAGTATGTCAACAAGAAAAAGTCAGAGGGTAAGGTCGATATGGTAGTAGCTTTAATCAATGCTATATATTTATTACAACAAGACCTATTATTTGGTTCTGATTTTATTGTGCAGACGGTCTAGAAAGAAGGTGATAAATTGAAATGGCCATGGCAAAAAGAAGAAAGAGCAGAGCAGACCTCATATGAAGATGCTTTATTAACTGCATTATTAAGTAAAACCACTGTAACTAAGAATGAGGCATTGAACATACCTAGTTTAAATGGTTGTATTAGTTATATTGCTAATACAGTGTCCATGCTACCTATAAAGCTCTACAAAGAGGATGATGGAAAGGTCGTAGAAGTTAAAGATGATCCGAGGGTTATGCTTCTGAATGATGATACAGGTGACACCCTTGATGCAACTCAATTTTGGAAAGCTATGATTTCGGATTACTTCTTAGGAAAAGGTGGATATGCTTACATCAATAAACGTGGTAATAGGTTTATTAGCCTTCATTATGTTGATGAGAAGCAAGTATCAATCCAAAAGAACAATAATCCTATCTTCAAGGACTATGATATATTAGTCCTAGACAAACCTTATAAACCTTATGACTACATTAAATTACTCAGGAATACCAAAGACGGTTGCAGTGGTACTAGTATAATAACAGAGGCATCTAAAATATTAAGTGTAGCATATAATACACTGATATTCGAAGAAGCATTGGTTAAAAAGGGTGGAAATAAGAAAGGTTTCTTAAAATCATCTAAGAAGTTATCTGATGATGCTATGAGAATGCTGAAAGAAGCTTTTAAAAGGCTCTATGGGAATAACGAAGAAAATGTTGTAGTCCTTAATGATGGTATAGAGTTTCAAGAGGCTTCTAATTCATCTGTTGAAATGCAGCTTAATGAGAATAAGGAAACTAACTCAACCGAAATCTGCAAGCTGTTTAATGTGCCTGAAACCATTATTAAGGGTACAGCCAATGAAAAAGATTATATTAACGGGTTTAAACTAGCTGTAATGCCTGTTATAAGAGCAATAGAATGTGCTTTAAATCGTGACTTCTTACTTGAAAAAGAAAAGAAGTCTTTTTATTGGGCTTTTGACACCAAGGAAGTCACCAAAGGCGATATAAAGACCCGATATGAGGCTTATGAGATAGGGTTAAGGGCGAACTTCCTACAGCCTGATGAAGTGCGCTATATGGAAGATTTAGAGCCTTTAGGATTTAACATGATGAAACTAAACCTAGGTGATGTATTCTTTAACCCAAAAACAAGGGAAATATACACACCGAATACAGGCAAAACCCAAAATATCGACATGAAAGGCGGTGGTGATGATGAAAGTTGAAATAAGGGCTGACGGGGCACATATTAGTGGCTATGTTAACGTCACAGAGAAAAAATCAAGGCCAGTAATTACACCTAGGGGCAAAGTTATTGAGGTAATTGAAGAACGAGCCTTTGAGAAGGCCATTGAAAGGGCAGGGTGTATAAACCTCACAGTAGACCATGACAACACGCATATCTATGCCAGCACAGAAGATGGTACATTAACGCTCTATGAGGATGCAATAGGACTTCATGCTGATGTACTGATTAGTGATGAAAATATTATTGAGCTCGCTAAAAAAGGCAAAATAAAGGGTTGGTCTTTTGGTATGTATAACGTTGTTGACGAGTTAGAAGAAAGAGCAGGGGAACTGCCAATAAGACGTGTAAAATCCCTAGACTTAGATCATTTGACCCTTGTTATAAATAAGCAACCAGTATATTCGGCCACTAGCGTTGAATTAAGAGCTGGTGAAGATGTTGACATCGAGGAGAGGGCATCTGAGCATGAAGTAAAAGTTGTGATCTCAAAGCAACCGATTGATTACTCACAATACGAAAACAGATTAAACAGTTTAAAAGTCAGCAAATAGCTGGCTTATTTTTATGCAAAGAAAGGATGAGGATTATGGAACTTAAAAAACTGATGGAACAAAGAGCAGATTTACAGGCAGAAATGGAGGCTCTTTTAAATACTGCCAAAACAGAAGAAAGAGCCATGACAGAAGAAGAAACATCCAAGTTTGACGAGTTAGAAAAGAAAATCAAGGCTATTGATGGCACTATCGAAAGAGAGGAGCGTGCAAGGAAGATGGAACACAAAGAAGTTAAGCCTACTGAGGTAGAAGAAAGAGCGGTAATAGAGGAAAGAGCATTTGCTAACTACATCAGAAAGCAATGTGGGGTTCATGTTGAGGAAAGAGCAGGAGAGCAAAACCTAGACATGGGGAATAATGGCGCAGTAATCCCTG